ATTATCGTCATCATTTGGTACATCATTTAATATGTTCGATATTAAATATCAAATGATGCTAAATGATATTACTGATATGGCAACATTTGCCGGCGGCCTGGCATATTATGAACAAATGCAACAATACCTATCATTGTTGGATATGAAATTAAGTGGAACACCACAGACACAATTCTCGAGACATCAAGATAGACTTTATATTTTTGGTGATTTTCAAGATGAAGATATTAAGGCTGGTGAATATGTAGTTGCTGAAGTATACACAATTTTAGATCCAGATACACATACCTCAATCTATAATGATATGTGGCTTAAGGAGTATACCACTGCACTTATTAAATTACAGTGGGGTATGAATCTTATTAAATTTGAAGGTGTGCAATTACCAGGCGGTGTTGTACTTAATGGACGACAATTATATGATGATGCAACACAGGAAATAGAAGCACTAAGGCAAAGAATCAGAGAGGAACACGAATTTCCGGCTGACTTTTTTGTAGGTTAATATGGCACGTAATTTTTACTTCTCGGAAAAAGTCAGGTCTGAAATCAACCTGTATGAAGACCTCATTATTGAGGCTCTTAAAATATATGGGCAAGATGTGTACTATCTTCCAAGAACAATTGTAAATGAGGATACATTACTAGGTGATGATCCTACATCACAGTTTTCAGATTCTCAAAAAATTGAAATGTATATTGAGAATGTTGAAGGTTTTGATGGTGAGGGAGATCTTTTTACTAAATTTGGTGTAGAAATACGTGATGAAGCTACATTTGTTGTATCAAAATCACGTTGGTCAACTCAGGTAGCAAGAGCAGATAATTCACTACAAGGCGACAGACCTACAGAAGGTGATTTAATTTATCTACCTCTCACAAAGTCTTTATTCCAAATTAACCATGTAGAACATGAGCAACCATTTTATCAGATTGAAAATGTACCAGTCTACAAAATGCGTTGTACACTCTTTGAATATACTGGTGAGGACTTTGATACAGGTACCGATGTCATTGACAGCATTGAAAGAGATTATGCATATCAATACAGACTTGCATTATTACCTCCTAAAAATGCAACTGCAACAGCGAGTATTACATAATGGGAAGAGTTTCGTCACTCACACTTACCGATTCGGGTAATTACTATACATTTGGTCCTACGGTCACAATTAGTGCACCAGTAGTTGATAGTGCATTTATTGGCAAAATAGATAGTTCTGATAAAAAATTTGGACCGAGTTCATTACATCATGATTCTCAGGATATGACAATATTAGGGACACTTACTGATAGCATTGGTCCATTATCAGATGGTTTTGTCTCACAATCCTTTTGGTTATATTTAGATTCACAACAAACTTCTACACTAATTTGGTCAGAAAAATTTAGAATCTTTTTAGATGATGATGGTTATGTGAGTTTTGCATGTAGAGTTGATTCAGCTGATAAATCGGTAGGACAAATAGATAATGTCCAATTGAGAACATCAAATTGGATTCCACAAAAACAACAGTGGCATTTTATAAAAATTGAAACTGGTGGCACAAATCTTAAAATTGCTATGGATTCATCGGCAATGCCACCTACACCTTGGGTAATGGATATTGATCCTGGTTATTATTTTTATGATTCCGGTACAGTGATTAGAGCCGGTTATGATGAAAATTATACCGGTCCAAATTTTAGAATTAATATTGGCGGACAATATGTATATGATTCAAATTTAAATAGATCATTTGTTGGTAATATAGATAATTATCATTTTGCATATGATTCTACTAAAACTAGTTTTAATGCATATTCTACTTGGGTACCGGATTCTGCTGGTTCAACATATGAGAATGTAACACCATTAATAGATCAACCATTTGATTATCAACAAGCAACTGCATCAGCATATATTGATTCAGCAACAGGTGAAGTGAATAGATTGGTTATTGTTGATTCTGGATATGGTTACACTTCTGCTCCAACAGTTACATTTAGTGGTGGTAGGTCTGCTGCCTTTGATAGCCAATATGATATTGGTGATGATATTACACAAACATTAAGTTCTGGAGTAAAAGTAAAAGGTGAAGTGCAAAGATACCAATTGGATTCTGCAGGTGATTCTAGTAGATATTTGTACTTGGCTCATGTTGGTGCTGATGATGGTGTATTTAGAACATTTGTTGAAGGTATTTCAATTAATAAAACATATCCATCTGGATCCGTTGGGTTAAAAATGACTGCTGTAAATGAAATAAATAATATATCAGAAACAGAACAAAATGAAGAATTTACAGAAACATATGTAGATGATTTTCTTGACTTTAGTGAAGACAATCCATTTGGTGATCCGGAGAATCAATAATGTTTGGAACATATTTTTATCACGAGCGTATCCGGAAATCAGTTGCCATCTTTGGTCGTCTGTTTAATAACATATATGTCATTCGTAAGAATGCATCTGGTGGTGTATTAAATCAATTAAAAGTTCCACTTGCATATGCACCTAGACAAAAGTATTTAGAAAGAATTAGAGAAAATCCAAGCCTGGAGGATGATACAAGAGTAGCAATTAAACTACCTAGGATGTCATTTGAAATTACAGATATTGCATATGACCTAACCAGACAATTAGCAAAGGTAAGTAATTTTAATACAAAAGGTGTATCGGTAGATAAAAGACAAAAGTTTTATTCACCAGTACCATATAATATTTCCTTTGCGTTAAACATATATGCAAAAAACCAGGATGATGCATTACAAATTGTTGAGCAAATTTTGCCAACATTTAATCCACAATATACATTATCAATATATCCTTTTAAGGAAGTATATCCAGATTTTGTTGAAGATGTTCCGGTTGTGATTACAGGTGTTACATTTAGTGATGATTTTGAAGGAACATTAGAACAGAGACGAACTATCATTTATACACTTACATTTGAAATGAAAGTTCAATTCTATGGTAATATTGAAAATAAAGAAATCATTCGTAGGTCTGATGCTAAAATTTATAATATGAATGCAGGACTAAATGATTCTGATATATATTTAGAAAGAGTTACTGTAACACCAAATCCATTATCAGTTATTGGTTTACCAGATAGTGATTTTGGATTTAATGAAGAAATTGTTTTAGCAGGAGATAGTTCATAATGCCTATTGTACTAAGACTGATAAAAGGTTCCGAACTTACCTTTGCAGAACTTGATGGTAACTTTCAGGATCTAGATAATAGAACAGATGCACTAGAAGCAATAGATGCTGGTACAAGATTAACAAGACTTGAAGCCGCCGGAACACCTCTCTATTTTGATTCAGATGATGTTATGGTTATGCTTGATTCTATTTGGGCAGGTGGTGTTGATTCATATTTGGCAACAACAGATTCTATTGGATTAGCATCTTTTGATTCAGATCATTTTAACGTTAATAGAGGGCATGTAACAATTAAGTTGGCCGGTTATACGCCGAGTGATTCTGCAGGTATTGCTTCCTTTGATTCCTCAAACTTTGTTGTAAGTGCTGGTCATGTTACAATTAATCCTAATAGTGCCGCTGGTAGAGTTGCCGGTACAACAATAATTGATTCTACTGGTGTTGCATCATTTGATTCGGCAGAATTTAATGTTTCATCTGACGGTCATGTTACTCATAATTCTGTATTTTTGGATTCGGCAGTAAGATCTAGATTTAGTGTAGTTGATAATGGAATAGCTGGATCATTTGAATATAGTGACTCAACTGGTGTGTTTACATATACAGGTTCGCCACTAGCTACTACGAGCTCTGTAGGGGTTGCATCATTTAATTCATCTCATTTTACAGTAGATGGTTCTGGACAGGTATCACTTGCGTCAACCGGTGCTGCATTTAGTACAACGTTTAATTCGGTTGGTTCACTAGGATTCTTTTTTGTAGATGGTGCGACGGCTGCAGTTGGAGGTACCGTTTCCGGATCAAATCTAAAATATGGTACTGTTAATACTGATGGATCGGGACATAAAGTAAATCAAATAGGTGCAAATCCTTTGGCTACTGCATTTATCTCTGGGCAATCCACCTCATTTAACGCTTTATCATCTAAAAGAGTTACCGGTAGTAGTGAGGCATCACCAAGTGGAACATGGAGAAACCTAGGTCCAGGATATGCTTATAGTGGTGGGCAAGCTCCTTATGGTGGTGCAGGTTTAAATTTATTTGTGAGGATAGCGTAATGATAATAAGTTGGACTGGAGTTAGAAATTTACAATGGACAGATGGATCATATACTAATATAAACATGGAGGTTAATTTTGTACATTTAGGAGAATGGACACTTTTTACTGCTACAGCAAATGATCCAGAACCTCATGGTAGAGAATTACATCGAAGAGCAATGAACGGAGAATTTGGCGCTGTTTCTCCACCAGAGGGAGCATAAAATGCCTATTGTACTAAGACTGATAAAAGGTTCTGAACTTACCTTTGCTGAATTAGACGGTAATTTTACAGATTTAGATAATCGTTTGGATGCTATTGAAATTGAAAATCTTGCCGCGCGTGTGGCAAGATTGGAAACTGCAGGTACACCAATTTATTATGATTCGGATGATACAGAAGTAATTTTTGATTCGATATGGGGTGGTACCGTAACCAAATATTTAGCTACCACAGATTCTATTGGATTGGCATCATTTGATTCTGATCATTTTAATGTAAATAATGGTCATGTTACTATTAAACTAGCTGGATATACACCAAGTGATTCTGCTGGAATAGCGTCATTTGATAGCTCAAATTTTGTGGTAACCGCCGGACATATTACCATAAATCCAAACTCAGCTGCAGGTAGAGTTGCTGGTATTACCATTATAGATTCTACTGGAGTGGCATCATTTGATTCAGCACAATTTAATGTTTCAAGTGATGGTCATGTAACACATGATGAAATCTATTTAGATTCTGCTGTAAGAGGTAGATTAAGTGTAATTTATAATGGTGGTACAGGTTCGTTAACATATAGAGATTCAACTGGGCAATTTGTTTATACTGGTGCACCAAATGCATCTATTAGTACAATAGGTGTTGCATCATTTGATTCAGCTGATTTTAGTGTTAATGATTCTGGGCATGTTACTCTTATCAGTTCAGGTGGCGGCACTCCTGTTGGATTCTCAAGCGGTGGAAGCATTTATTATCCTGCTAGTTTCTTGGCTAGTGTTGAAACTGATACACCAGGATCTGGTGGTTATAAAACAATGACCTTTGACCCTTTTGAATCTAGCAGATTCCCGTTCGAACCAGGAGCAAGATATGTGGGTAATATAAGATTTTATATTAGATACCAAAATGGTAATGGTGATAACTATGATTGGATGGGATTATACAATCATCCTGGAGCTACCGATGATGATGGTATATCCTGGCAGAACAGCAACAGATATTATATCACCTTAGAAGATGCAACTATGCATGGTGGAGGTGTAGATCATATTGAATGGACTGCGGGTTCCAATTGCCGTTTTAAAGTTGTCGCAGTTGTTCCATCAGGGTTTGCAACCCTTGGTTATAGTGTAGGTGTTAGTAATACAAAAACAGCAAGAAATAATAATAATGATTTTTGGTATATGCGAATAGCATAATATTACAGAAAGGCGATATAATTCATGAGTGTTGAAAAAGATAATGTGAATAACGATTATGCTTATTCTCGGCAAACATACTATGATCTCATAGAAAAAGGTCGCGAATCTTTGGAAGATATGATTGAAGTTGCTCGTGCTTCTGAGCATCCACGAGCATATGAAGTTTTATCTGGTATGATTAAGAATATATCGGATGTGAATGATAAATTGATGGATCTAAATAAAAAACAAATAGACATTAATAAAAAGGATGATGAGCCAAAACAAATTGGTAATACCACAAATAATGTCTTTTTAGGTTCCACTGCCGATTTACAAAAATTATTGCAACAGGATGAAAATATAATTGATGTTACACCAGACGGAGAGCTATCTCGGAAATCCTAATGTCAAACGAGATGGTATCGTACAGGCTTGGGATGAAGAATTAGTTCAAGAGTATGCAAAGTGTATGAAATCACCATCATACTTTGCAAAACAATATTGTAAAATTATTTCACTTGATCGAGGATTAGTTAATTTTGAACTATATCCTTATCAGGAAAAAATGTTTGGATCATTTAATGAGCATCGGTTTAACATTGTACTGGCTTGCAGACAATCAGGAAAATCAATATCGGCGTGTGCATACCTCTTGTGGTTTGCACTCTTTCATTCGGAAAAGACAATTGCGGTTCTTGCGAATAAAGGGGCAACTGCTCGGGAAATGTTATCTCGCATCACGCTTATGCTTGAGAATATTCCGTTCTTTTTGCAACCAGGATGCAAGGGGCTTAATAAAGGCTCGATTGAATTCTCAAATAACAGTAGAATTTTGGCGGCGGCTACGTCTGGGTCTTCTATTCGCGGTCTTTCTGTTAGTCTCCTCTACCT